AGGGCCTCGTCGCGCAGCACGCTGCCCTCGGCGTTGCGGGACAGGCGGGCGGTGGAGGAGCGGGGCAGGCCGATGGCGTGGGCCCACTGGTAGCCGTCGGCGGTGCTGGTGGCCCAGTGCACCGCCTCCTCGTAGCTCATGCCGTCGAGGACCCGCTCGACCAGCGGGTCGATGCGGCGCGACTCGGGGTCGCGGAAGTGCATGTTCAGGATGTTGGACCACGCCTCGAAGTAGCGCGGGTTGGTGGGGGCGACGGACACCGGGCCCATGCCGGCGCCGGCCTTCAACGACAGCTCGGAGCCGATGACGAGGTTGTGGTAGGTGTCGTCGGAGCTGGCCATGCGGGCGTACAGCGACCCTGCCTCGCCGGCGAACGGGCCGGCGACGGTGTAGTCCTCGCCGTGGGGTCCGCGGACGGTGAAGTCGCGGGTGCCGAACCCCTTGCCCTGCGCGGCCAGCGGCTGCAGCCGGGCGCGGCGGGCCTGCGCGGTGGCCAGGCGGGTGGCCAGCTGGTCCCGCTGGGCGCGCAGCGCGGCCCGGTCGGTCACCAGCGCGGCCACCGCGTCCTCGAGCCCGTCGTTGAGGTGGGCCTGCGCGAGGCGGGCTTCGGCGGACGGCACGACGGGGCGCGGGTTGGGGTTGCCCCCGGCGCGGTAGTCGCGTTCGCGGGCGGCCCGCTCTGCGCGGCGCGTGTCGCGGGTGACCCGCGTGGGCGCGCCGAGCTCCACCCCGGCCTCGGCGGTGGCGGCCACCTGGTCGATGCGCTGCTGGATGCGTCGTTCCAGCCCGGCGGGGCCGACGGCGCGGGGGTCGACGAGGATCTGCCGGCCGCCGAACGCGGCCCGGTCGGGCAGGACGACGCGGGCGTAGCCGGCGTCGTAGGCGGCTTGGGTGATGCGGGCGACGGCGGCCTTGTCGCCGGCCTTGGCCGCGTTGAGGTCGCCGGTGTAGGAGCGGACCCGGCGCTTGGGGCCGTCGGTCTTGACGTGGTGGCGCCAGCGGAGGGCCCGCCTGATGTCGTCGGGGACGGTGGCCCACGACGTCAGGTCGGCGGTGGGGCCGTAGCTCGCGACGGGGTGGGCGGTGGGCTTGCGGCCGGGGGCGAGTGTCTCGAACCGGCGCTGGAACATCAGCGCGTCCTTCTTGCGCTGGGAGTAGCCGAACTCGCGGGTGAGGGCCACCGGGTCGTTGATCCAGCGTTCCACCCGGTCGGTGGTGACGTCGGTGTACCCGATCGCGTCCTGCCCGTCGGCGACGAGGCCGGGGTTGGGGCGGTGGTCGTAGTCGACGCGGCGGACCTTGGCCCCGGTCTGCAGCTGGCCGCGCAGCTGGATGGCCATGTCGCGGGCGGCGGAGAGCACCTTGGCGTTGTCCCAGTCGAGCCAGTCGTCGCCGACGACGCGCACGTCGTCGGTGTTGATGAAGGCGGTGACGGCGTGCTGCGGGTTGCCGGGGAAGTTCAACCCGCCGGTGTGCCGGATCGCGTCGTAGCCTTCGCCGCGCAGGTGGTCGTTGAACGCGCGCTGCAGCGCGGTCAGCGACTCGAGGACGATGGGCCGGCTGGGGTCGTCGCTGTCCAGGTCGAGCTGCTGGAAGCCGCGGCCGGTGTTCCACTCGTCGGCCAAGTCGGCGGAGGTGCGGCCGAAGTAGCGGCCGAGGAACGCGTCGACGGCCTCGTCGCCGAGCCCGTTGCCGACGATCACCTCGGACACGATGTCGGCGGCCAGGCGGCCCATGCTGCCGATGAAGTCGTCGCCGCTGGTGGCGGACAGGTTCCACCAGTAGGCCGCCGAGTAGCTGCGGGACATGTCGTCCACCAGGTCGGCGATGTCCTGCGGGTCGACGTCGGGGTCGGCGACCAGCGCCCGGGCCTCCTTGGCCAGCTGCCGCTGCTCGGGGGTGAGGGGGGACTGCAGCATGATGTCGATGGCGCCCACGGCGTCGTCGGGGTCGAGCTGGCCGGCGGCCACCTGGTCGAGGGCGACGCGCACGCCGTCGAACTGGGCGGACGCGTACTGGGACAGGGGCAGGTCGGTGTCCTCGGGGGTGAGGGCGCGGGCGCGGGCGTCGGCGATGCGCTTGTCGAACCCGGGCGGGGTGCCGCCGTGGAGGGCGGCGGCGGCCTCGCGCAGGTCGTCGGTGAACTGGTCGAAGAAGTCGCCGGCCTCGGGGATGTCGCGCCAGGGCCGGTCGGCGTCGAAGATCTGGGGCGCGCGGAACGGCTGCCAGATGACGGTGTACGTCTGCCCGCGGGTGTTGGCCGCGGCGTAGGCGCCTGCGACGGGCTTGCCGTCGGTGGTGTAGAACGCCGGCCCGATCAGTTCCTGCGGGCCCACGCGGTCCGGGTCGATGCGGACGTCGCCGCGCTTGCGGGGGTCGCGCTTGTCGCCGGCCCAGCGGGGGCCGCCGTGGTACAGGGGGCTGGCGCCGCCGCGGTAGCCGCGGTCGATGTCGGGGTGGGGGCCCATCAGCCCCCGCTCGTCGGCGCCCTCGGCGAAGTCGGCGACGTGCAGCGGCTGCCACGCGCCGGCGTCGGCGTGGCGCTGGGCGGCGGCGTGGATGCTGGTGGTGGGCAGGGGTCGGGCGGGGTCGAGGGTGAGGTCGCCGTCGGTGCCGTGCCAGGTGATGTCGTGCTCGCCGAGGGTGGTCTTGTGGGCGAGGATCTGCCGGCCCAGCCGCTGCTCGGCTTCGTCGGCGGAGCGCAGCAGGGTGTCGTGGTCGACGTAGGCGAGGTCGTGGGCCAGCTGGTCGAGCTGGGACTGCTTGGCGTCGAGGGCGGCGTCGGCGCCGACGAGGCCGTGCTGCACGTCGAGGGGGTTGTCCCGCCACCCGAACGACATGGCCAGCTGGTCGACCAGTCGCAGCGCGGGAAGCTTCGCGGAGCGCAGCAGGGTGGCCATCCGCTCGTAGCCGACGGCGGCGGACACGTGCCCGAGGCGACCGACGGCGGCGATGCTCAAGCTGGCCTCGGCCAGGTTGCGGATGGTGTACCCGAGCCGCATCAGCACCGACGTCTTGAAGATGGTGTTCACCATGTCGAGCACGTCGGCGGTGCCCGACGTGAGCGCCGAGTGGTACACCTTCTGCCAGCGGGTGCCCTCGAACCGGGACAGGGTGCGGTCGATGCGCCGCCAGTCCCACAGCTGCACCGCGTTGGGTGTGGTGCGCTGCAGGACGGGGGCGCGCAGGATGCCCATGCTGCCGTTGTCGAGGGCCAGCCCGAGCCAGCCCTGCTCCCGCAGCTTCGTGGTGACCTTGGTGGAGCGTTCGTTGGCCAGGCGGTACAGCTCGTCGGCCAGCTCGTCGGACAGCCCGTACTTGCGCTTCATCAGGCCCATGCCGATGCGGTTGAGGCTGTGGGCGACGGCGCCGCGGGCGGACGCCGGGTCGGTGAGGGTGGCGGCGGCCATCCACCGCTGGGTCACCTCGTCGGCCAGCCCGGAGCGGACCAGCTCCCCGGAGGTGAGCCGGTCCAGCTCGCGGATCTGTGCGGCCACCTCCCCGAACGCGTCGGCCGATTCGGGGCGGACCAGCCCGGAGGGGCGTTCCACGACGAACACGCCGGGGTGCAGCCGGCTGGGCTGGTAGGTGGTGACGATCGCGTCGCGGGTGATGCCTTGGGAGCCGCGGACGGCGGACCGGATCGAGCCTTTGGCGCGGGCCCGGCCGAGCAGCCGGTCCTCGTCGGGCAGGAACCGGCGGGCCCCGGTGGCCGGTTCGTCGAGCAGCTTGCTGACGCCGCGGGTGTATTCCTCGGCGCGGCGCACCGCGTCGGCCACGTCGCCGGCCTGCTCCGTGCCGGCGAGGTAGTCGCCCAGCATCCGCTCGAGGTGGGGGTCGGCGTCGATCAGCTCACCCGTCTCGGGGGACAGCTGGCGGATCGCGTCGTCGGCCCACTTGGAGCTGTTCAACGTCAGGTCGTACTCGACGCCGTGGGCGGCGACGAGGCGGGCGCCGGCGTCGGCGTCGCCGAGGTACAGCACGCGCATCAGGTCGGTGGCCTCGTCGGTGCCGTTGAGGGGTGCGGCGAGGTGGGCGAACGCGTCGGGGTCGGCGATGCCCAGCCCGGACCGTTCGGCCCATTGGGACAGCACGGCGGGGTTCGTCTCGCGGCCGAGGAACCCGAGCGTCTCGGCGTGGGCGCCGGACTCCAAGCTGGTCACAATCTCGTCGGCGGAGATGAGCCCGCGGCGGGCCATCACACCGGCGTGGGCCTTCTCGGCCATGGACACCACGCGGGCGCCCTTGGCCATGGCCTGCGCGGCCTTCACCGGCGCGCCGGCGTAGGTCAGCGGGTCGAAGAAGATGTCCTTGGTGAAGTCGGCGGCGCCGGACAGCAGGTCCAGTCCGCTGCCGCGCCACCGCTCGATGTCGCCGTCGACGAACGGGTCGTAGTGCCGCCACCCGTTGCTGTCGCCGCCGAAGATGTTGTCGATGACGCGGGTGTTGCCCATCCACCCGATTTCGCCCCACGACACGTCGTCGCGGCGGTCCCACGCCCGGCTCAGGTAGTCGCCGTAGCTTTCGCCGCGGGCCTGCCACAGGGGGGCCTGCAGCGCGAGCGCGCCGGCCTTGGCGATGTTGACGCCGGGGCGGAACACGTCCTCGTAGTACGCCTCGCCGATGTTGGCCGCGGCGCGGAACGGCACGGTGGCCGACTCGAACGGGGTTTGCGCCCCCTGCCACAGGATGCTGCCCCATTCGCCGCGGCTGATGCCGTCCTCGGCGATGGCGGACGAGAACTCGTCGGCGACGTCGGACACGCCGCTGACGTCGCCGAGCCAGGACACGAACTGGCCGAGCCGGTCGGTCCACGACATGTCAGACCTGCACTCTCAGGTAGCGGACGAGGGCGCGGAACTCGGGGCTGGCGCCGGGCTGGTCGGCCATGCGCTGCATGACGGGCAGCTGGGCTTGCAGCTTCACGCGGGTGGGGCCGGTGCGGCCCGCGGACGCGAGAACTTCGGGGCCGAGGCCCGGCCCGCCGGCGGCGCCGGCGGTGATCGGTTCGTCGGGGTAGCGGGTGCCGTCACCGATGGGGACGGTGGGCACGTCGATCAGGTCGGCCAGCCCGGAGGTGGGGACCTGGGCTTGGCGGGCCATGGGCGCGGCCTGCATCTGGGCGTGCAGCTGCTGGTTCTCCCCGTAGGGCAGCCCGCCGGGGTCGCGGATCGGCTGCCCAGGGCCGCCGTCGGTGCGGCGGGACAGCTGCCCGGGGCCGGACACCGGGGCGGGGTTGCCGGGGCGGCGGTACCCTCCGTGCTCGCTCATGCGGTCCTCACTTCGCGGGGAGGCGGCGGATCACGCCGGCGTCGAGGTTGCCCTGGCCGCGGGAGCCGACGTTGGCCAGCAGGCTCATCACGTCGGGCCGGCCCCCGGGGCCCATGTGTGCCTGGCCGGGGGCGACGCCCTGCATCATGCCCAGCGGGTCCATGCCCGGGGGGGTGCCCCCGGGCATGCCCTGGGCGGCCGGGTCGGCCGCCGGGTCGGGCTGCGGCTCGGGCTGGGGCAGGGGGAACGCGACCGAGGTGGCTTCCTCGATCGACTTGCCGCGCTGCAGCTGCTCGAGCACGGTGGCCAGGCGGGCGATCACGTCGGACGGGTCCTGCCCCTGGGTGGCCATGGCGGGCAGGGCGGCGCCCAGCCCGGCCATTCCCTGCTGCAGCGCGGAGCGCAGCGTCTCAATCTCGATGCGGGCCTCCTCCGCGGCGGCGTCCAGCCCGAACGGCATCTGCCGCCGGCCGTAGTCCTTGGACACCAGCCCGGCGCCCAACGCCTGCAGCACGAACACGAGCGCCTGGTTGGGGGACAGGCCGGCGAGCAGGCCGTAGGTGACGACGACGGTGTGGTCGCCCTTGATGTCCCGGTCGGGCCGGTACCGGATCTTGTAGGGGGTGCCCGACAGGGCGCCCTCCGTCTCCTTCTCCACCGACGGCCACAGCTTCTCGTCGGCGGCGAAGCACCAGGCGATCAGCTTGCCGAGGCCGTGGCGGGCCACCTCGTGGAACGTCTGGATCTGCGTGTCGAACCCGCCCATGAGCGCGTCGACGCCGCGGCCGGTGACGATGGACGCGTCGGTGTTGCCGGTGCGCGGGTCGGGGTGGCGGGCGCCGCGGCGCAGCTCGTCGTCCAGCTGCGACGCCTGCGCGAAGATGCCGGGGGACAGGGGCAGGTCGACGCGGCGGATCTTCTCCGGGGTGGCCGACTTGAGCACCGACTCGGGGCCGAGTTCGAAGTCGAGCACATCCGACGGCATCGCCATCGGGGCCTGCACCGACTTCTCCGCCGCTTCCAGCTGCAGCGTCGCCAGGCGCGCCTTCGCCACCTGCACCGGGATCACGTCATCGAACTGCCCAATCTCCTCGTCGAGCAGCCCGGGACGCTTGAAGATGTGCACCATCGTCTGCCCCAGCGGGTTCGCCGCCAGGCGCAGCACCCGACCGGACCCGATCGTGGTGAACAGGCCGATCCGCTGCCGGTCGATGAACTGCACCAGCTCCACCTGCTGTGACCGGCCGGCATGGTTGATGTCATTCTCGAGCTCGGGGAACTGGGCCACCGCGTCGTCGCCGGACAAGGTCTGCACCCGGTAGAACCGGACGCACGCCCCCCACGTGTCGGTGACGTAGTAGCAGCCGCGCGGGTCCATCAGCTCGATCACCGGGCGCTTGCGCTTGAAGTCCAGCCGCACCCGCCCCGGCAGGAACCCGTAGCTGTGGTACCGGTCCGCCGCGGACACCATCTGCACCGCCAGGTCCGACCAGTGCACGTACCCGTTGGCGATCTGGGTGCGCTTCTCCGCGAACGCCCGCCGGCGGTCCGATGTGGCCACCGCCGAATGGCAGTCGATCGACGGCAGCTTGCCCGACACCTCCGACAGGTCCCGGGCGGCGATGTCGACCGTGTTGGCCACCATCGCCTCGCTGTACGACGACTCGTCGTCGGGAAACATCTCGGGGGCGACCTGGCGGATCCCCCCGGGGGTGCGGCACAGCGCGATCCTGCGCATCCGCATGTCACGCTCGGCGAACTTCGTCTGCAGCCGGGCCAGCTCGGCGACCAGCACCCTCGCGGGCTGATCCTGCTCCATGGTCAGTGCTCCCTCGACCCGGCGACCAGCTCGGCCGCGTCCATCGCCGACACCGTGCGCTGCCGGCGGCGCCCCGCCGGGGTCACCCACCGGTTACGCCGGCCCCCCCGGAACCCCGAATGCGCCTGCTCCATACGCCGCTGACACGCCAACTCCGCCATCCACAGCGACATCACCGCGTCCTGCTGCAGCTTCCGGCCCAGCGACGGCACCCACGCGACCAGCTGGTCGACAAGTGCCTTCACCCCCTCAGACATGTGCGGCGACGGAAGCTCAATGAGATTGTGCCCGTCCTCCCACCCCTGGAACAACAGCGACATGGCCGCAACACCGAAATCCGGGTCACGCTTGTTCACACCGGTGTGATGCGGGCGAATCGTCACCCCCCGCAGCGCCAGGAACTGCCGCACCGCCGTGTCATTCGCCAGGAACCCCTGAAACCCGTTCGTCTCAATCACCCACTCGCTGATCCCGTACCGGTCGGTCAGCTCGTAGATCAGCTGCCGGATCCGATCCGGCTCCACCCCCAAGCCCCGCTTGTTCCGCACATCCAGCACAAACCGCCGGCCCGACACCGGATCCAGCGCCACCACCGTCGCCGCCGTGAACCCCGAGGTGGCAGGGTCCAGCCCGGCCACCACATGCAGCCCATCCATGCCCTGCGGGCGGCACCGCGGATGCCCCCGCGGGATCCGCCCCACATTCCGGCCCGCGTTCGTGCAACCCGCCACCGCCGCCGGCTTGAACGTCATGTCGCTGGCGATCTGCTTCTGCTGGTACAGCCGGCCCCACAGCTCCGGGGTCATGCCCCGCCGCTTCCGCGCCAACGCCGGCCCATCCCACATCGGCCACAGCCCATCCGGGCGCTGCGCCCGCGGCCGCCGCGCCGACTGCCGCGGCTCCGCGTTCGTCGCCGGCCACAACGTCACCCAATCCTTCGGGTCGTCCGCGTACTCGAGCACCGCCGGCATCGCCAGGTACACCCACGGGCAATCCCCATCCGTGTACCGCTCCGCATCCCTCGCCTTCAGATAGAAGTCCTCCGCCGCCAGACGCGTGCCCACCATCAGCAGCATCCCGTCATCCGACAGCCGCGAATGCACCTCAGACTCGATCCAGTCCAGCTGCGACTCCCAGTCATGCGCGTTCGCCCGGTCCACCAGGTCGTCGCAGATGATCAGATCCGCCCGCGAACCGTAGATGTGCCCATGGATGCCCTTCGCCTCCACCGTCGGATGCCCCGACTCCACATCACGCCCAGCCACGTAGATCATCTCCGCCGACCACGAATCCGAATCCGCGTCAAACCCGCCCGGCGGGGCGAAATCCCGAATCAGGTCAATATACTGCGGATCCGTCAAGCGCTTCTTGACGGCCATCAGCATCTTCTTCGCCATCTTCAACGTCTTCGACAGCAGAATGATCTTCACACTCGGATCCATGCAGATCCGGTACACCGAGTAGTTGATCGTCACCATCGTCGTCTTCGCGTGCTCAGGCGGGCAGTTCACCATCACCCGATCCGCCCACCCCAAATCCACATCCCCCCCGCCCAAATCCAGCTCCATCGACGGATGAAGCCAGGACGGCTCACGACCCTCAATCAAATCCACAATATTCTGCGAATGCGGAAACACCCGCTGGTGCAAATACCGCTCAGAGAACTCCGCAAACGACAACGACCGCGGATCCCGAACATCCGCGGCCGCACCCCCACCCTCAGCCTCCCGCCGGGCCGCCCCCCGGCGGTCCGGCACCGAGAACCCCCGACGCTCCCGAATCCCATTCACCTGCGCCCGAAACGCAGCATCCCTCCGCCACTCCTCATACGCCCGAGCCGACCGGCCCACCTCACGCAACGCATCCCCAACCGACAAGCCCTCCAACAGCAGCATGCAGAACCGCTCCTGGGCCTCCCGCTTCGCCAACGACCGCCCATCCCCAGCAGCCACCACCCGATCCGACACCGCCACCCGACGCCGACCCGGAGACACCCGTCGCCCATCACCCATACCGCCCAGCATGACATGACCCGCTGTGGACAACCTGTGGATGACACAGACACGCCAAACCACCTGGTGGGCCCGCGGCGAGCCCAAGCCTCGCGCGCACCCAAACCGTCGAGGAGGAAGGGGGTATCACCGAAGGGGATATCCCCCTGACGACGAGACATCGAAAGGAATCACCGAAGATGAACCCCCGGCTGCGCCCACGCCCCCAAAGGGGCGAGGGCACACCACCCCCAGTGAGAAGCTCCGAACCCCCTGCCGCCTCCCGGCGGCCCATCGGGGCCGGGTCCAGGAGGCCCCGACCCCTGCGCGCGCTCCGCGCGCCCTGTGAGGAGCAACAATATCCACAGGCCAATTCATTCCCCCCAACCCACCACTTTGGGGGACAAACACGGGGGACATCTACCAGACCCCCACAACCCCCGCGACCCGCCCCCACAGGGCGGGACGCCCCCACCCCCCGAACTACATGTGGCACACGCTCGAGGGGACACACACACGCCCCCCCGCCCGCCGCGTTATAACACCCCCGGGTCAAGCATCCTGAGCTGCCCGGCGGCCCCGCGGTGCGAATTGGCCCACAAGTGGCCCCCCACTCGGGCGCAGGGCGGCCGCCGGACGCGAACCCACGCCCCAGGCGGGCGGGGGGGCGCCCACAGCGCCGACAGTGAGCCTGGCTCACCTAGTACGAACGTACTACGCCGTCGGTGGGGCTCGTCCGCCCCCATGGGTGGCCCCATGGGTGGGTGGTGGGCGCCCCACGGGTGTGGGGCGCGGGTGGGTGGTGGGTGCGGAAAGACACTCCCGACGTCGGGGTGGTGGTTCTCCCGTAGGGAGGTTGCCATGCCGCTTGACAATGATCCGTGCCATGCCGCAGGCTTTGCCGTGTTCGCCGGATCGGCCGGCGGGAGAGGCAGGGGCAGGACATGGACGAGCTGGGCATGTCGGTGCAGGTGGGGACGCGACTGGCAGCAGGGTGTGGTGTGGACGGATGCCGTGAGTGCGAGCTGGTGCCGGACCCGAAGGGTTCGGTCGTGGTGCTGGCGATGGTCGACCCGTCCGACGCGGTGCCGTGGTCGGACGCGGCGCAGGTGTTCGGGGGCCGTGTGCACCTGGTGGACGTGAACGGGTGGCCGACGCTGGCGCTGGCGTGGGACGTGGAGCGTTGGGTATTCGACGTGAACCTGTTCGGTTTCGCCAGTTTCGTGGCGTTGCGGCAGCTGACCCACGGGGACGTGTGGGAGTGAAGGCGAAACACCCCCGTAGGGGGTGTCCGCTCGGGGTGACGTCCGGGCGCTGATGAGCCGAGTCGATCGTGAGAGGGGCGCGTGATGAGTGTTGCGACGGATGCACGTGTGGAGCTGGTGGCGCCGGTGGGCGCGGTGCGTGAGGGATCGGGCGACGGCTGGACCCTGCTGGTGGATCTGCCGGCGGAGCGTCTGCGCTCGGCGCTGGCGTGGGCGTTGCACGCCGCACCTGCCAACCGTGACGCGGTGCCGGGCACGACGGTGTGTGACGTGCTGGTGGAGCTGGGCCCGGCGGACCGCCACGCCGGTGGGCTGGACCGGGGGTGGCACACGGGTGCCGGGCTGCCCGGTGCTGGCGGCTGGGCCGTGACCGTGGTGGCGACGGACCGCTACCGGATGGCGTGGTCAACGCTGTCGGTGCACGCGGACCGCCCGGCCGACCAGGTGGAGGGCGCGGGTGTGCAGCCGGACAAGCGCCTGCCGGTGCTGCTGGGTGTGGCCGCGGCGCGCCAGCTGCTGGCAGGCATCCCCAAGTCCGCCCGCACGGTGGCCCTTGCGGTGCCGTTGACCCGCAAGGGTGACGTCGACGGCGGCACGTGGGTGGAGCTGCGCCACGCCGGGGGCACGGTGCACGTCGACCAGTCGACCGCGGACCCCGCGTGGCTGCCGTGGCGCAAGTTCACGTCCCGCAAGGCACGCAAGGGCGACGTGGACGCCTGGAAGGCGTGCTTCATGGGCGACGCCTGCAAGGCCGCGACGGTCGCCGCCGGCCGTGACGCCACGTTGCAGGCCCTGCCGGGCGGCGAGGTTCCCACGCTGCTGCGGGTCACGGGTGCCACGTCCGCCCTCGACGGGGCCGCGTACAGCGCGGTGCTGATGCCGGTCCGGCTGCCGTCCTGACCAGCCGAAACCGGGCCCCCGACCGGGCCCGGTTCGCCCCGGGTGCCGCCGGGGCGCTGATGAGGCAGGCACACGAGAGAGGACACGCAACATGGCACGGTGGGCAAGCGGGTACGTGACACGGGCCGGGCAGAAGCTCGACGTGATCTACGCGGTGGGCGACGGGTCGGCCATGGTCGTGGCCCCCGACGGGGACGGCCGCTACTGGTACGACAGCGTGGCCGAGGCGCAGGCGCAGCACGGGGACGACCTGCCCGTGGTGCACGCCCACGTGGAGGACGACTGACCCATGGCTGACATGAACCGCGGCGACGTGACATTCCGCCGCATCCCCTACACCCGTGGATGGGTGCGGACCCATCCGACCGCCGACGGTGGCCGCGAGACGGTGCACTGCGCCGGGCCGGACGACGTGACCCCCGTCGCCTGGTGGCACATCGACCAGGGAACCGTCCCGTACGACCCGCGGTGCGCCCCGTGCTGGCTTGGGCGCGGGCACACGGTGGCCCTGCACACGCAGCGCATCGCCGCAGTGACCGCGGACCTGGACCGCCTGGCCGCCCGCAAGGGCTAGGGCGAGCGCGTGGCGAAACGCCGTGAGGCGTCCACCCGGGGTGGCTCCCGGGTGCTGATGAGCCAGCCAACCGAGAGAGAGGCGAACCATGCGTGAGACAACCCCCGTGCAGGGGATGCGGCTGTACGTGGCCCGCACCACACCTGACTGCACCAACGGCGGCATCACCGCCGTGCGTGACCGGCTGACCCTGGTGGGCACGGTCCTGCCGTTCATCGGCAACGGCGCCGACCCTGCGCCGGTCCGGCCCATGCCCGACGACTGCCGGCTGTGGGATGCGTCCGACCAGGCGCCCGCGGTGGCGCTCGAGCTGACCGCCGGCACGGTGCACCTGGTGCCCGTGGGCCTGTCCCCGGACGGCACCCGCTACCTGCGGGACCGTGTGCACTACATGGCCGGCGGCAACTTCGCCCACAGCTCGGATTCCCGGGTGGGCGACGTGCTGCGCGAGGTGCTGGGGCACCGGTTCTACGGCGCCCTGTCCGTCCACGACCGGCGGGAGGCGTGACCATGCGCGGCACGACCGGCTGGGCCCCGCCCACCCCCGACGAGGAGCTGACCGAGTGGCGTGAGCGTGACCTGCGCGGCGCCCGCCTGGAAGTGTTCCCGTCCCGAGCGTGGCGCGGCGAGTGGCGCTGGCGCGTCTGCCCGCCGTACCCGGCCCTGCTGCCCGCCGGGTACGGGGCCGAGCCCACCCGCGAGGCCGCCATGGCGGCCGCCGAAGCATTCACCAACCTGCGCTACCCCGAGGAGGCGTGACCCCATGACCGAGCGCACCCCCATGGCCTGCCCCAGCTGCGGCGCCATCGACGGCCTGTCCACCATCGAACACCTCACCGGCACCGCCGGCGTCCTGGCCGAGCGGGACGCAGACGGCCACGTGCTCACCACGTGGGACGGCGAGACGGACGTCGACTGGGACAACTCCACCACCGTCGGCGCCGAGTGCCGCTGCGGCTGGCAGGCACGGGCCCACGGACCCGGCTGGGTCGCCGAGCTGGTCCCCGCACCCGCCCACGACAAGCCCACCATGCCCGAGCCCCGCACCTACCTGGTCGCCCACGGCCACGCCCTGTGGAACGTCGACGGCGAGCTGATGACCGCCCCCATCCGCACGGACGGCGAGCTGGACATGGCCAACGCCGGACCCGTCGAATCCCGCGGCGACACCCGCCGCTGGGAACTGCGCCTGGCCGCCATGATCGGCACCGCCGACGACCTGGAAGCCGAGCTCCACACGGCAGGCGGGTGGTGAGCGCCATGGGCGCACACCTGCTCGAGCACGCCCACATCCCCGGCCAGCTCACCCTCGACGACCTGGCCCCAACCCCGGCGCCCACCGTGACGCCACGCCTGCTGGTGATCGCCTGCGGGGCCCGCAAGGGCCCCCAGGCGGCACCCGCCGCCGACCTGTACCGCGGCCAGCTGTTCACCGCCGCACGCCGGGCAGCAGAGGCCGACGGCCGCCCGTGGGTGATCCTGTCCGCCAAGCACGGGCTGCTGCGCCCCACCGACGTCATCGACCCGTACGACGCGACCCTGACCACCGACGACGACGTGACCCTGCTCGGGTCGAAGGTCCACTCGGCCGCATGCTTCGACAGCTACCACCGGCAGATGCCCGGGCAGCCCGAGCACTGGCGCTGGCCGGTGCACCTGCTGGCGGCCGAGGTGGAGGCGTGGTGCCCCGCCAGGTACGTCCAGGCGCTGCGACTGGGCAGGCTCAACGTGACCGCCACGCCGCTGGCCGGGCTGGGCATCGGGCAGCAGAAGGGATGGCTGACGGCCCGCCACCACCAGCAGACTTGACAATGCACCGTGCCAGATGCAAGGCTTATGCCAGCACCGCCACCACAACGGAGCTACCCACAACCGAGAGAGGCAAACCCATGAACGCCCCAACCCCGACCGACCGTTTCCGCGGCTTCGTCGCCGACCTGGTGGAGCACCACGGATGGGCGCTCACCGGCAACGGCAGCGGCTACGCCACCATGCAACACGTGCAGTCCGGCGCCTACGCCCACCTGACCGCCCGCGGCGACACCGCGGTCACCCGCTGCGGCGCCCCGTCCGGCGCCGACTCCACCACCAAGCTCGGTGACGGCGCGGCCGACCGCTGGGCCCGCACCATCGGCACCCGCCTGATCGAGGCCAGGCGCCAGCGCGACGCCGAGCGCGTCGCCAAAGCCGAGGCCGCCGCCGCCATGTACGACCGGGCCGCGGCGATCAGCGAGGCCGTGGCCAAGCTCGGATGGCGGGCGAGCTACCCGGCGCCCCACCCGGGCGTCGTGCTCGACGACACGCTGGACCTGCGGTTCGTCTACGCCATCGGCGCCGGCTCCGCCCTGTACGCCAGCACCACCCTGTACGCCGGCAGCAGCGGCGGCGCCGGGGCGTGGGATGTGCACGCCTACACGCCGAGCGATGTGGAGGTGGACGTGCAGATGGCCGGTTTGCGCACCCTGGCCGATCTGGTGGCCACGGTGCGCCGCATCGCCGGGGACACCCGGTGATCGCCGCCGCCCTGCTGGTCGTGCTGGCCGCCCTCACGGCGGCCAGCACGGCGGCCAGCTGCATCGGACTCGCAGACACCATCTGCGACTGGATCGAAGGCGAGTGACATGGACCCGTACTACACGCGCCGCTACTACCACACCACCGAGGACTACGAAATCCACAGCGCCCGCCAGTGCACCGACTGCGGTGCCTACGTGTGGGACGAGAGCCTGCACGACAACTTCCACGCCCAGCTCGCCACCCGAGAGGATCCGAAATGACCAAGCACATCCCGCAGCCGGACACGTTCCTCGTGGCCCACGGCCACGCGTGGGCCATCCACGTCGACCCCGACGAGGTGGAGTGGCTGGTGTCCGCACCGGTCGACCCGTTCACCGGGATCCCCGACTGGGCCCACGCGTCCCCCGTGGTCCTGCCCGGCATGCGTGGCATCCGCCGCGTCAACCGGCTCACCGACGCCCTGGTCGAGGCGGACGCCCGCGCCGGCCAGCTGATCAACCCCACCCTCACCACACAGGAGGTAGTGCCCACATGAGCGAGCTGCAGAAGGTGGCCGCCCGCATCCAGGAGGCGGCCGACGCCCGCTCGGCCGCCGCGGTCGGCGCCGACCGTGCCGCCGAGGTGACCGCGTGAGCGGCCTCCTCGACTGGCTGTTCGGCCCGCAGAGCATGATCACCGCCGGATTCGGGTACATCATCCCCGCGGCCCTGTTCGTCGGCGTGTACGCCGTCGTCCTCTACTGGAAGGACCACCGCTGATGCCGTTCCACCCGGACGACCTGCCCGAGCAGGTGCAGCTGATGGCCGAGGGATGCGCCAGGCTGGCCGCCACGATCGGGCGGAACGCGACCCGCGACCCGAGGGCCGCCAAGGATGACGCCGAGCTGCTGCGCCGCAACGCCCACACCCTCGCGGTGTGGCTGCGGCTCATCGACAACGCGCAACCGTTGACATGAACCAGGAAAGGCAAACCTAACATGACACTGTCCGATGAGGACCGGTGCGCATCCGCCGTCATCCAGATGGTCACCGCCGGCATCGCCCACGGCGACCGCGCCGCCCACGCCATCCTCACCATCCGAGACTCCACCGTCGCCCGCTGCCACGACCCCGTGAACGCCGAGCGGCTCATCCTCACCGGCCTGGTGCACGTCGCATCCGGCGTGGTGCTGTCCACCGCCACCCGCCACACCGGCGGGCAGGTCACCACCGAACAGGTCCGCGCCCGGCTCGCCGAGCTGGACCAGCTGATCCGAGAGGGACGCTGACCATGACCAAGCCATCCCAGCTGCCCGCCGACGTCGCCGCCGCGCTCGCCGGCATGCGGGCCAACCGCGACCCCCGCCTGCCCGCCTACACCGTGCAGATCCGCCGCGCCGGCTGGACCCAGAAGGAAATCGCCGACGCCCTCGGCGTCACCCGCGAACGGGTCCGCCAGATCGAGGCATCCGCCCAGGCGGTGCCCGACTCGCCGCTGCGGGGCCTGCCCAGGGCCCCAACCCGCCCGGCCGCCACCCGCGTCACGCCCCCCCACTCGAGGGAGCCCGACGTGCACGTCCTCGACGCCGCGCTGCTCACCGGGCTGTGGATCATGTCCAGCCGGGTCCGCAACAACACCCCGCCCGACTCCCGGGCCCGCCGCGCCGCCGACCTGTTCGACCAGACCGCCGCCGGGCTGCTGCGCAACGGCACCACCCTGCCCGACATCGCCAACGCCATCGGCACCGACCCGCGGGTCCTGCGGTCCCGCCTGGCCCGCCACGGCATCACCGTCACCGAGCTGCAGGGGGCGACCGCATGAGCCGCAACGGGCTCCGATGCCTGATCGTCACCGTCCCCATCGGCGCCGGCGTGTGGGCGCTGGCGATCCACGGCCTGGTCGAGCTGGTCAGGTGGGCGTGGTGACCGGCCGGCAGTGGCCCGAGGAGTGGGTGCGGGCAGTGCTGGAGGAGTTCCCGTGCCCGATCCCGCACCAGGATGGCGCGTGCGCGTCCTGCGACAGACGGGCGAGCGATGCCTCGCCGCCGTGGCCCCGCTGATCGAGGCCGCTGCATGGACTGAGGAGCGAGAGCGGATGGCCCACCTCGCCCGCATCGTGCGCGGCGGCGGCATCCCCGACGTGGTGGCAGACGCGCGCCGGGACACCGCCGAGCGGATCGCGGCGGCCATCGAGGCTGATCGCGATGCCGTGTCCCTACGCATCGAGATTGAGCAGATGTGCTCCCCGATGGATCACGAGGCAATAGACGCCTGGGCGTCTGAGCGCGTCGGACTGAACCGCGCCGCCCGCATCGCCCGCGAGATCGGGGGCGCGTCGTGAGCGACGGGATCCTGTGCGATTGTCCGGAGCCCTACCACAGCGGCGAGGATGACTGGTGCCAGGTGGGCACGGCCGACATGATGGGCGACGAGTGGGCTCGGCTCGGCAGCGCCGACGTGTGCGCCCCGTGCCTAAGGCACTGCAGCCGCTGGCGGCCCTTCGCTCCTCGCACTGACAACGAGCCGCCGCCCCCGTTGGACGAGCTGCTCAGGGTGACGTTCACCCCTGCGATCGAGCATCTGCTCGCCGACCCGGTGTTCAAGAAGATGGCCGCGGCCCCGGTGAACCGGTGAAGCGCCGCTACAACCCGGCCGACGGCCAGCTGGTGGCGGGGATCCTCACCGATCCCCGCCACGACCACGACCCCGACCCGCTCATCATGGCCGAACGGATCGTCCGCGAACTCAACACCAAACGGGAACGGGAACGCCTGTTCGCCGTGCCCCTCATCACCGGTGGGCGCCTGTTCGCCATCTACGGGCCGTACACCGGCATGCGCCAGGCACACGACGACGTCGCAGCCGGCGGCGTCGTCGCCCCCGCCCATGGCACCATCGCGCAGTGCCTGCCCCTGATCCCCACCACCACCGACCCCGACCAGCTCACCTTGGAGGCGTAATGCTCTGGCTCGACCCCACCCTCGCCGTCACCGACCCGTTCATCGTCGACCGGCTCGGCCGCCACGACCCGGCCGACAGGGCCCAGGTGTGGGCCGCGATCGTCCGCAACACGCTGCGCGCCCTCGGCGTGGCCGACGCCTACCCGCAGCAGGGCCGGGCGGACGCCCGCGACTACGTGCTGTGGCAGCGGGCCTACCTGCTGCGCATCCTGCGCGGCCAGGCCACCCTGCGCGACTTCGGCCGTGACTTCCTCGCGCTCAAGCTCGAGCAGGCCCGCCGCGCGTAGACTGGCACCCGGCGCGGGACCGGCCCCCGAACCTCTCTCCGGGTTGGCCGGCCCGCAGCCACACAAGCGGAAGCGCCCCGGCTGTGGTGGCCCGGGGCGCTTCCGCGTCTCCCCACCCCCCCAGCTCACATAGCGAACGGGTCCCGCAGGATCAGCCGCTGCAACCCAGCCAGCCCTTCCCGCACCCACACACTGTTCACGTCGTCCCCGTCGGGCAGGCGGATCACCTCCGCCTGCTCCACCTGCCCGCGGATCCGGTCAGCCAGCTTGTCGCCGGCCTCGTCCGGGTCGGCCAGGATCAGCACCCGGTCGTAGTCCTCCATCAGCCGGGCGTGGAACGGCTGCCACAGCTGCGCCCCAGGCACCCCCACCGTGGGCACCAGCCGGTCCAGGGTGAGCGCGTCGAACTCGCCCTCGCAGATGGCGAGCACGTTCGACTCGCGGTGCAGTGCGGCCACGTTGAACAGGTCCGGTGTGACACCGGCCCTGCCGGCGTACTTCGGGTGACCCTCGCACCGGCCGGCGCATCGGATGCACCGGAACCGGATGTCCACCGGGCCGGCCGGTGTCAGGTAGGGGATGGCCAGGCGGCCGCGGAACTGGCGGAACCCGTGCGGGGCGTCAGCGCCGACGAAGCCGAGGCGGAACGTACGCGCTGCCGCCTCGTCCACCCCTCGCCCCAGCAGATACCCCTGGGCGGCCACCTCGGCCCCCAGCTGCTCCTCGAACGTCCCCACCGCTGTGGCCAGCAAGCTCCGTTGCGCGGGTGTCAGCGTCTTTCGCACTCAACCCCTCCTGCTGCATGAGTAGTGTCACCGAGTTGCCGCGCGCGTCACACGCCATGCACGCGAACGCGTCGAGCTCGAAGTTGACCGACGCCGAGGCGGTGCGGTCGTCGTGGAACGGGCAGCGGATGGGCCGCCACCGGTCGTCGTCCCAGGGCACGTCCCCGCCGTAGTGGGCGATGACGGCCGCGATGCGCGGCCCTTGGACGGTGGTCACTGCTCGACCGCCAGGTCAGCGGTCATCGAGCTAGGCGCTTCGACACCCAGCCAGGGCCGCACCGAGTCCAGCAGCGCGACCATCTGCCCGAGGTCCTGGGTGGGGGTGCGGTCCACCTCGTCGCGCAGCAGGCACCCCAGCGAGCAGAACAGCGCCGGGATGTCCGTGTGCGTGTCCAGCCTCCGGATCGGCCGGCGGAACAGCCACCCGTCGGGGAACAGCTCCATGTCGTCCCGGTACACCTGGTTCGGCAGCCGCGGCTCATGCTTGCCGCACCGGTCACACACCCAGCAGTGCGTCGTGCCCATCAGCTGCCGCCCCTCTCCATCAGCTTCTCCCAGTCGGCCAGGCGCATCGTCACCGGCCAGTCACCCACCGACTGCTCACCGAACCCGTCCGGGCGGTGGATCAGCACCGGCAGGTCCGTGCCGGCGTTCTTCGCGGCCTGCCGCAGCCACCCGGGCAGCACCAGGTCCCGGCGGGCCTTCACCTCGATCGCCACACCCGGGGTGCCGAGGATGTCCCGGCCAGGCAGCGACGCCGGCACCGGCTCACACCCCGGGAACAGATCCTGCAGGCGGGCGGCCACGATCGCCTGCGTCTTGCGCCCACGGCGCACACGCGCAGTCGCCATCAGCAGCCCCACCCCTTCGCCCGCACCTCGCGCAGCTGGGCGGCGAACCCTTCCGCCGGCACGCCCTCCAACTCCGACGCCCTGTCCGCGGCGCGGATCAGCGACGCGGCCACCGACAGGGCCGCCTGCCACGTCATCGCGCCTGCCACGTCATCGTCACCTGCACCGCCGACCCCAGCTCCGGGCCGGCCGTGAACGCCACCAGCGGCGGGCCGCCCGGCTGCTCACGGATCACGGCCACGTCCACGTGGAGGCTCACCACCGCCACCACCTGCGACGCCGCGGCACCGGGATCACGACCACCCCGTACGGCCGCACCTCACCGCCGCAGCACGCGACCACCGCCCGCACGTCGGCCTCCGCCCGCTCCGCCCGGGCGCACTCGTCCAGCCAAAGGCCCCGGTACTGCGCCACCAGGGCGCGCAGCTCACGCACCCGGCCCTGGGACATGTGCAGAGTCGCCTCGGTGACCAGCAGCCGGCCACGCATGTCGACCACCAGCTGCCGCCAGCCCTCCGCCACACCCTCCCACGTGGCCGTGGCCTCCCGGATCTTCCTCCCGGTGCCGAACATCAGCGGCCCCTCCCGTCGCGCAACGTCGCCCCGTCGACGATGCGCAGCAGCCGGCGCATGTTGCCGTGCAGCCGCTGCACCTCCATCCACGGCGCCCCCTCGACCACCACCGCGTCGAGCAGCTGCACCGCCCGGCCCAGCTCCCCAACAGCCTGGATCGCCACGACCCGGGCCTCCTCACGCTTCGCGGCCTGCGCCTCCGCGCGGGCCTGCAGCTCCTCAGCTGTCGCCTTCACCCGTCCGCCCCTCTCCCTCATCAGGCTGGGCCACCTTGGCCGCCCGCTTGCACACGCACCGCCGCTTGCCGGCCTCCTCGGCCAGGGCAGCAGCGAGCTTCTCCGCGCACGCCTCAGCGTGCGCCGCGGCACCCTCCGCGGCCACCTTCGCCGCCGTCTCGCGGGCCAGCCGCTGCCGCATCTGCCGCACCGTCGCCGGCTCCGGGGCCGGCTGCTGGGGGTTCCTCGCCGGGTACACAGGCACTCAGACCACCCGACCCATCACCGCGCCGACCACCAGGCCGGCAGCTGCCGCCAGCGCGCAGCACGACCGCCACGTCCGCAGCGACCCGCGGGTGCGGATCAGCTCCCGCCGCACCGAGCGCAGCGTCCGCTCCGTCTCCCTGCGCGCGAGCAGATGCGCCCGGGCCTGCGCCCGGGCCAGCTCGAGGGTCTGGGCGATTCCGCGCGGTTCGGTCTGGCCGGTCACCACGACTCCACCCCCTCGAAGTGCACGGTGACGGCGAACATCTGGTCCCAGTCGGCCGTGGCCCGGACCCGGCCGGTCACCACCCGGAACCGGCCAACCCCGTCGGACACCCACACCTGCGGGCCCTCCGTCGCCACATGCTGGGCGACCACCACGGCCCCCACCCGGTCCGGGCGGGCCGGCCGCGGCTCCTCCACCACCACCAGCTCCACCGCCGCCTGCCAGCGGGCGGCCAGGGTGCCGTCCGCGTCAATGGTGAACGGCAGCGTCGCGCCGGCCACCTCCATGTCCAGAGCCCCCGACCCGCCGTCGACCAGGCGCCCGGTCACGCCGGTGTTGTCGCCGTACCGGGCGCTCGCCAGCTGCCCTACCTGCCATGCCATGTCACTGCACCTCCGTTGCTCGCATCAGCTCGGGCGGCACCTTGCAGCCCTCGCAGAACCTGATCCGCTTGACCCGCTTGTCACGCACCTGCAGCGGCGCCGGCCAGGCCCCGCACCCCGCGCACGTCACCGGTGGCCTGTCCGGGTCCGCCAACTTGCCCCGGCGGCCCATCAGAGAACGCCATCGACTCGGGGAAGAACTGCCAGCTCACGTGCCACGTGCCCTCCTTGTTCGCCTTGCCGTGCCGGTTCTTGACGGGCGCGGCCCACATCCAGCCCTCGTCCGACGAGGCCAGGTTGAGGATCAGCGCCGGGACCTGGGCGACCTTGCCGTGCAGCGCCGATCGGGGCTGGCACGGCTGCCCCTTGGCCGCCTCGCTGGTGTGGTGCAGGGCGATGACGCACATGTCGTAGCGGCGCGCCCAGAACTTCATGTCCCGCATCAACGCCCGCAGGGACTGCCACTCGTCGCCCTCGTAGGCCACGATGTCGGACGCGTTGTCCAGCACCAGCAGCGCCGGCGCCTCACCGAACTTGGTGATGAACGCGTCCACCTCCTCCTCCACCGCCTCCAACGTGGGGGACGAGTCGAAACCCCAGGCGATGTGGGCGGCGGCCCGGGTCAGATGCCCGGCCGCCCACTCCCGCTGCTGCGGGTCGACCAGGATGTCCTCGCACTGCTTGGTGGTGCGGCCCGTCTCCGACGCGAGCAGCCGCGCCATCTGGGTGCGGGCGTCCGAGTCGGCCGACACGTACAAGGTGGGCACCCGGACGTGCTTGGCCAGGTGCAGCGCGAAGCTACTCTTGCCAGCCCCAGGTTCGGCGGCGACGATCGCCAGCTCGCCGCGCCGGAAATGGAACCCGGCACCCGCCAGGGAGGGGAACACGGTGGGCAGAGGCCCGCCGCCTTCCATCACCCCCTGGCGGAGCGCCCGGTGCAGCGACCGCATCGCAGGTTAGGCCCACTCGAAGTAGTCGCACTGGTCGGCCTTGTCGAACGCGCACGCCCAGAACGCCTTACGCGGCTGCCCCTGCTTGGCCCCGGACTTGTAGACGCCGGCCTCCACGAACTTCGCCGCACTGTTGTGCTTGCACAGCCGGCCCGCCTGCTGCGGCTGCGCGGGGGCGCCACCGCCCCACCCGCCACCGGCAGGGGGGGCCGGGGGCTGCGCGGTCTGCCCCTGCTGGGTCCACCCGCCACCGGCCGGGGGGGCCGGCTGTGCCGGGGTCTGCGGCTGCGCCGGGGCCATCGGCATGGCCTCACCCACCGTGGCCGCCGCCCACAGGGTCGACTCCAGCGCGGCGATGCGCGCCACCCGGTCCTGCAGGACGGACAGCTCAGCGTCGAGCTGCTCCGGGGTGTCGGCCCGCAGGTTCACCAACGCACCCCGCGGCGTCTTGAACGACACCTGGATGCCCCACTGCTCACTCACCGGTCGTGCCTCCTTCGTTGTCGTGGTCATGGTGCATGTCAACCCCGGACGGCTCGAACGGGGTGAGGATCTTCGCGCGGCGCCACGCCTTCGTCAGGTGCGCCAGCTGCACACCGACCCGGCGGGCCTTGCCCAGGTCGAGGATGTACACCCCGGACGGCTCCCCGTTGGACGGCACGTGGATCAGCACGCCCACGTCCGGGTTGAGGTCCGGGTGGATGGGGGAGCGCTGCCACGTGGCCGGGTCGTACCGGCGCGACTCGGCGTACGTGCCCATCTGGATCGCCGGCTCATGCGGCGAGCGCTTCGCATGCTTGCCCGTCTTGATGTCGCCGATGGCCACACAGTCGTACGGGGCGGGCAGCCCGCACAGCCGGTCATAGGTGCCGGCCACCTGCAGCTGGTCGTGGACGACGAACTGCTCCATGTCGATCATGCGGATCCCGGCGGTCAGGCGCCGGTACTCGAGCACGAACTCGCGGAACGGCAGGAAGTCGGGTACGGACCAGTCGATGTCGTCGCCGGCGTCCAGCCATTCGGTCAGGCCGTGGATGGTGGTGCCGGTGACGGCGGACTCCCCAGCCCCGGCCACGTCGAACGCGCGATCGGCCACCAGGTCGAGCGCGGCGTTGCCCCAGTCGCCCGGGGCCAGCCGCTGCGTGCGCAGGTGGTTGAGCAGGGTGGGGTCCATCGCCAGGCCCTTCACCACCTGCCGCACCTTCCACGCCATCAGCCCCGACGAGTCGGACAGGGTCTTGGCGAACGTGGAGCACCGCTGGTAGGCGATCGGCTTGCCCCCGCCCTCGGGGACGATGAGGGGGCGGCCGCGGCCGTCGCGCTGGACGCCTTCGTCGTGGGCGCCGCCGTGGGTGTCCGGGTCGTCGCTCACGGCAGCACCTCCACGTTGCGCGCCACCTCTTTGATGTCCTTCACGATCACGTCGCCAGAGCGGAACCGTGCCCGCTGGCCCAGCGCAACGGCGCTCACGCGTTCACCTCCTGGGCGCACCGGTGGGGCGTGTGATCCTTCCGCCAGGTCGCGCCGCAGCGGGCGCACCGCTGCAGCGGGCCGCGGTCCGGGCGGGCGGTCACGCCAGCCCCGCGTCGAGCAGGTCGCGGATGGTGCGGACGCACTCCAGGTGGTCAGCTTGGGCCCGGAAGTACCGGTGCGCCCGCCGCCGGTCCGGCTGGTGGCCGAGGACGAAGGCCGCGGCGATGGCCCGGCCCTCGACCAGGGTCGTGTGCCAGTGACTGCGGGCGGCGCGCTGCAGCCCGCCCAGGCTCACCCGATCGTCGTCGCTCATGTGCGGTCCAGCGGATCGAACCACGGGTCGTCCTGCTCGGGCAGGCGGCTGAGGGCCGCAGCCTCGGCGGGCTGGACGCACCAGAACACCAGGCCGCCCTCCTCGGCGTAGTCCCAGTCGAGGGCCGACAGGTCGGTGGGCAGACCCAGCCCGGCGATCAGGTCGGCGAGCGCGGAGCCTTCCATGTGCCCGTCTCGGGCAACGATCAGGGTGGGTCCGCCGGCCAGCTGGACGGCGACGATCCCCCGATGCTGTGCGGTGGTCATCGTGGTGGCGGTGGTTGGCACGGCACCGACCCTATGGCATGGATCATGTCAAACCCGGCCACATCGGGTGTGGGGTATGTCACAGCCTGTGGTGATTGACCATGCACCATGCCGGGGCATAGCGTCCTGCCCGCAGCAGCCGGCGACCCGCCGACTGTCGCCGGGAGCCTTGGGGGGCGCCCGGCGCGACCAGTCCCATCCGACCAGGCGCACGGGATGCGTTCCCGGGGCCGGGGGGTGGGCGGGAGCTTGCACCCGACCTGCCCCGCCTCAGCGGGGGGTAGGGGGGCGCAGTCTCCCGTCCTTCCTCCCGGCCCCGGGATGGGCCGGGAGGAACCCAGTGGGCCGGCGGCAGCCGGCCGTGGAGAGAGAAGTCCAACGTGAGGATCCGTAGAGCCACCCGACCCGGCGATTGCCGGCTGTGCCCGACACCGGTCGCCCCAGGCGATCCGGTGTCCCACTGGTGGGGTGGGGTGGCTCACGAGCAGTGCGCGATGGACGTGCCGGTCAGCTCGCCTTCGGTGGGTTGACCCACACCCGCTCCCGCCGGATCGGGATGTCCTCGGGGTCGCCCGGCTCCCGGGCCACGTACAGGAACCCTTCGTCGGTGTCGGGGTCGTAGGCGACGACGGCGTTGTTCTCGGCGAGGGTGGCCAGCCACCCGGCGAGCCGCTGGGCAGCGTCGGCGTCCAGCTCCTCGCCGGCTCGGCGGCGGCCGAGCAGGCGCAGCATCCGCACCGGGTAGGCCCGCAGGTGCTGGACGCGCACCCGCCAGGGCACCTCGTCGCGGTACCGCGGCTTCTCCCGGTCGGTGATGCCGTGGCGCTGCAGCGCCATGCTCACCGCCGATCGGGACACCCGCTCGCCTGTCTCCTCGAGGATGCGTTCGGCCATCTGCTGGTGGGTCAGGCCCTCGTCGTGCCAGCGGCGCAGCGTGCCCTTGTCCGGCACCTTCTGGTTGTACGCGGCCACATCGTTTCCTCTCTCCCGGCCCCCTGACATCTTGCCATGGTGCTTGCCACTGTGGCCTGTCAACGGCGCGCCCCGCTTGCACATTCCCCCGAAACGATGCCGGACGGGGCGTGCAATACTGCAGGTCGTGTCCGGAGGGGGATTTGAACCCTAGACCACCTCCCCGGGTTGACACTGCACCATGAGCACGGTTAGGGTGCATGTCAATCTTCCCCGCCAATGCCACCGCCGGAGGTTGACCATGGCCCGCAAGTCCCAGCCCTTGCCCGTCGCACTGAATCAGTACGAGCGCCACCTGCGAGCACGTGGCCTCGCCGCCAACACCGTGAACAACAACGCCCAGGTGATGCGCCGGGCCATCGCCCTGTGGGGCGACATCACCGTCGCCAGCGTCACCCCCGCGCACGTCGACCAGCTGTTCGCCCACTACGGGTGGCGGGAATCCACCCGCAACCTGTACCTGTCCTACCTGCGCGGCTTCTTCGTGTGGGCCAGCCGCTGCGGCATGGCGCCCAGAGACTTCGACCCCACCGCCGGGTGGCGCACCATCCGCGTCCCCGAGACGGACAAGCTCCGCGTCCCCGTCGAGGACTTCGGCCGCCTCCTCGACGCCGCCGCGCACCCCCGCGATCGGGCCCTGTGCGCCATCGGGCTCTACACGTTCCTCCGCGGCAGCGAGATTCAGCGGCTCCGCGTCGCCGACCTCGACCTCGACAACCACGCCCTGCACATCTACCGGCCCAAGACCAAGAGCGGCGACCGGCTGCCCGTGTGCACCGAGCTGGCCGGCGAGATGGTCCGCTGGCTCAACTGGTACCGCGCCGACCAGGGGCCCGTGCACCAGACGTGGTACCTCATCCCCGCCAAGAACCCCACCGCCACGTTCTACGACCCCGCCAGCGGGCGCATCGGCGTGTCCGACGCCCCCGCACCCCTGCGCCCCGACAAGCCCATCCACCGGCCCTACATGGCCGTGCAGCGTGCCCTCGAGCGGCTCGGGCTGGACACCTACTGGCAGGGCGAGCACACCCTGCGCCGCTCCGGGGCCCGGGCCCTGGCCGACCAGCTGCGCACCGTGGGCCACGACGCCGCCCTCATGCGGGTTGCGTCCATGCTCGGGCACAAGGACATCCGCGTCACCCAGACGTACATCGGGTGGGACACCGAACGTGAGCAACGTGACATCGCCCTGGCGGGTAAGCCGATGTTCGATAGGGCAGACTCACCTACGCCAGCCACCATCACCCCCCTGCGAGAGAGGGCCTAGCCGTGGGTCAGCTCATCACCCTCACCTGCGACCTGTGCGGATCATCCGATGCCGTCGAGACAATGGTGTGTTCCCGGCCCGGCATGCGCAGCTTCGAGTTCGACGTGTGCGCCGCATGCCTGGACAGGCCACCCATATCCAACTGCCGCGACGTGAGCCGCCCCAGCGACAAGCAGGCCGGCCGGACCCAGGTCCGGTTCCGCCTCACCGAGCTGCCCCCGCAGCCCCGCGGTGACAAGTCCAGCGACAAGTCCAGCAACGACGCCGAGTCGCGCCACCGCCGCGGCAACAGCGCCTAGACCACCAGCAGCACCAGCTGCAGCCGGCCCCCGAAGTTCGTGCAGCCCCGATCGGGGGCCGTGCGCCCCTCGAACGTGACCCGCTCGATCTGGCAGCGCACCTGCTCACCGGTGCGCCTGTCCCGCACCGTCACCAGGTTGCCCACCAGCTCCAACTGCTCCAAGTCCCGCACCCGGTCCCAGGCGAACCCGTCATAGCCCACCGTCGTGCCATGCCGGTCCGACTGCCAGTCCTTGCACAGCAGCGGCAGCATCAGCCGCCGCGTCCGCCGCGGCGACGGCACCGACCGCAGCACCACAGCCTCCACCGTCGGCGACCCGGCCACCGTGCCGTCACCGGTCAGCCGCAGCCGCCACTCCATCCACGACGACGGGCCGTGGACATCCTCATCCACGTCCACAGTGCCCGCGTACGGCACACCCACCGCCGACATCGTGACACCCGAGAACCCCAGGCCCGTGTCCGCCTCCACCAGCACCGTGCCATCCCCGGCCACGTCCAGCCCCACCGACAGCCAAGCCTTGCGCTCCGCCGTCGAATACGACACCCGCCCAGACGACACCCACCCCGACGTCACCAGCGACGACGACTGCTGCCACAGCGGCGAATCCGACGACGACGACCCGGCCACCATGAACAGCGACCCGGCGAACACCGTCACCGACCACACCTGCCCCGACGTGTTCGCCCACACGTCCGCCGCGTACGCGTACCTGGCCGCGGCCGTGTCCCCGTAGGCGGCCACCGACTCCACCTGCGACCCCAGCGACAGGCGCCACAGCCCAGGCGACGCCGACCCGTCAGGATCCGGCAGCACCCCGTCCGACCCGGACGTCACCCACAGGAACGACTCGCTGCCGGTGGCGTCCACACACCCCCCGGCCATCTCCACCACCAGCGGCCCCATGGCCAGCTGGTTCGGCGTGCCGCAGTCCGCAACCCGCACCCCCTTGTCCGTGCCCACCACCAGGTAGCGCCCCAGGTACCCGTACAGGAAGTTGCCCGTCTCCCCCCGGGGCAGCGTGTCCACCAGCCGCGGCGAGTTCAGCGTCGCGTCGTCGTTGACCGTTATCTCGTACACCCGGCTCATGGCCTCGTTCACCAGCAGGTACAGCGCCGCACCCGAGGACGCGATCGACACGATCGACCCGTCGCGGAACGACTCCGTGGCCGCGCCGAACGCCGGCGGCGGCGCCGTCGTCGTCACCTCATGCAGATCCTTGCCCGCGGCCACCCACAGCCGGTCCAGGCCCCAGTGGATCGCCGTCGCCCCCGACAGCGCCTGCCCACCCTCGCCGCCGGTGGCCAGCAGCCCGTACTCCAACCCCGAGCTCGACAGGGCGTACCAGTACGTCGAGTTGGCCGCCAGCTGCGTCACCGTCTTCGTCGACAACGCCGTCGCCGACCCCGACGACGGGTACAGCTTCACGCCAGCTGTGTTGTGGCTGACCAGCACACCCTGCCCCGCCACCCCCAGGCAGCGGCGCGCCCCCGTCGCCCGCTGATCCATCGCCGGCAGCAGCGACAGCTGGCCACGCGTCCACGGGTCCACCCCACCCGACGCGTGGAACCGGAACCGGGCGATGTCCGCCGACGACTCCAACGGCTCCGCCACCTGCTGCCCCGCACCCAGATGCCACGACGTCGCCGACCGCAGCCACGTCGCCGAATCCAGCGACGCCTCCCCAGGGTCCCGCTCCTGGTCGACCCGCTCCCGGCGGGGCGGGGTCGACTCCCGCAGGTACGGCCGCTCCACCCCCGGATCCACCAGGAACGGCAACGGGCCCACGTAGAAGTCCCACCACGGCCCGCCGGCGTCATCTTCCAGGGCCGAGCTGGTCGTGTGCAGCCCGATCAGGGTCCGGTAGACGACACCCCCGAACCCCTTGTGCAGCGGGTCGTAGGCCACCGTCAGACCTCAGCGTCGAAGGCGAGATAGGACGACAGGGAGTTGTCCGCCTCCATGACGAGCGCCTGCCCTTGGCCAGACACCCATGTGCCTCCGGTCGTCACCTGAATGGAGGACGTGAAGGGCGACCCCGTTGCCAACACGA